GATGGCCGATAATGCGATGCACAAAGCCCACTTTTGTTTTGCGGCAGAAGCATGGTAGAGCATACCGTGCATTTTTTACGTTTTGCCTGCCTGTTTTTTGACCTGCAAGCGCCGCAGATTGGCCCCTTAACTGTCCGGTCCATTTCTTCGCCGCACGTCTCGCAGTCCTTAATCAGGTGGGCGATGCTAGCCCGATGCGCGGCAATCTTGTGAAATTGGCACAAACCGGATTTGTTTTTCCGGGACAATGTATCGCGGCATGTATCGACGGAACATTTACGCTTTTCGCTCATGGGCGCTCACCATAATGAAACCCCTGATCGTCTTCCCATCCTTCGCGAACGAGGTTTGCCATGTCCCATGCAAACCATACGATGACGGCGAACAGGTAGGACGCGATCTGCGCCAGTGCGATTGTTGTGTCAGTCATTTCGTCTCTTCCATTTCTTTAAGCTGGTATGCGCGGAGTGGTGGTACGTTTTCGCCCCATTGCGCGACGGCTTGGTGGGTAAGCCCGAGCGCTTTGGATAGAGCGTATCGGCTTCCGTATTTAGCGACGGCCTCGCTTGTTTTCATATCGAACCTCTTTTTGCAGATTGCATCATTGACATAGATTGCAGTTTTCCTTTATGCAAGCCTTATTGAAACGGAGACGACACGATGACCGAGACGATCCTATCCCGCATGGCCACACTTGATGACCGCGACTTGTTGATGCTGATCGACTATCTCGCAGACCATCTTTCCGACGATCCGCACGAGGTTTTTCCATCGCTGGCCGCACCGTTCGAGCAGGTCGAGGACGAACGCAGCTACACCAATACCTATCCCAGTGGTTATCCGGTTAGCACGCCCAAGATGTGGGCGGAGTGGACGGCATATCGTGATGGACGTTTGGGGCGGTTGCTTGGGGAGTTGGTGGCATGAGCGCCGTTCAACGCAACGTCACCATTGATGTGGCGATCACCCCGCAGGAACTCGCCGCAGCGTTCTGCGAGATGGACAACGGAGAACAGGCGGAATTTTTCGCGGCCATCAAGCCTATCGCGGATGAATGGCCCGGCTCTGGGCTGTGCCTGCAATCAATCGGGATCAACGACTGCTTGAACGCAGATGGCCGGTTCGTTCTTGAAACGCTGGCCAGCCACTTGCCCGCAGAAGTGTTGATTCGCCTTGCGGGTAATGCAGCATGAGCGCCACAGGATGGACCGACGACCGTTTGATGCAGGCATATGACCTGATCGAAGCGGTCTTTATCGACGCACAACGCCACGAACGCGGCACCGATGCACTGAACGCGCTTTGCAAGGTGCGCAGCCAGATCGTGCTTGCCGATGAAGTCATGAAGGCAGGTGCAGCATGACCCCCACAGGCTGGAAAACCCGCTACGATCCAGATTGGCCTAGCGCTGATAAGTGGATCGCCAGCAACCTCGATACGGGCGAGGTCGTGTTCGGCCAAACCCGCGCCGAAGTCGAAGCTGGATATGAAGGCCAACGTGCGCCGAATGCGCGTTGGATCGCGCGAACAGGGAGTAGATAAGATGGAACCAGAATGGACGCCGACATTTAAGATTGACCGCGTTATTGCCGAAGCCCGCCGTGATATGGGTGAGGAGCGCTGGCAGGAACTTATGAAGGAGTGGACCAATGCGTAACGCCATTGCAATCATCTGCGCATACCCGCGCAAGTTCGTGTTTGAGTTTGCAGTGACTGGCGCATTCGTCGCCTTCATGGCCTTTATGGTGGGAGTTGCGGCACATGGATGAACCAGCTTTCCCTTGTCGCGTTGAACGCGAAGCGCCACTTGGTGGTTTTGTGGATCATCCCGGCATGACCCTGCGCGACTGGTTCGCTGGGCAGGCTTTGGCGTCTGCATTGGTCGGAGCGACTGACTTGGACACGATGACACCCAATGAACGTAAACAGATTTGGGGGAGCGTTGCAGGCATCATGTACGAACTCGCCGACGCCATGCTTGCGGAGCGCAGTAAATGACCACCCGCTCCCTAACCGTCGCCACGCTAGGCAAGCCATACGTCCGCCCGCACATGCCAGGTCACATGCGCATGACTAGCCCCATTCCTTTTGTACGTCCTAAGGTAAAGCCATGACACTCGAACAATGGTCACGCGCCAAACAGCAAGCCGAGGAATTGGCATATCTTGACCGCGATCCGAAGGGGTACTTTGAGGCGGTGGATTTGCTGCATAAGTTGGAGAAACTCCTTGCCTGACTACCTCCTAGAATACCTCCGCCGCCATACGCCAGTGCACCTGCACAACCTTCTGGACGATCCAGAGGCTACATTCGAAGCGTTGCAACTTGACGTGCTTTGCCCGGTGGAACTGGCGATGCTGATCGAAGATGAAACCGACGAAGTTATCTCCGACGCCACATATGAGGCATGGACGTGCCTTGCTGATTTAGTGCTTGCGTCTGCATCATGTAACGCATAGCTAAGTGACACCACCTCAATTGCGGTTAAGGCTTGCATCCCGCAAGTCAGGCTTAATTGGAGAGTATCCCCCATAGCGACCGCCCTGCAATGGTTCGGACGCTTTGGCCGGTAGCGTTGAGGAAAACCGGCCCTTTTTTGGAGATTGATATGATTGAGCCTGTTAAAATTGGGCGCGCAAAGCTTTATTTGGGTGACTGCCGGGACATTCTACCGATGCTGGGCAAGGTGGATGCTGTCGTGACTGACCCGCCTTATGGGATTTTGGCCAACGGTGTGGGGGGTAAAGGTAGCGGGGGTGGTAAACTCAAGAACCGAGCTTTGAATGTTGCTAATTGCGATTGGGACATCGCGCCAAATGATGATTTGATTTTGCAGATTATCGCTCATGGAGATGATGCGATCATTTGGGGTGGGAACTACTTTCCCCTTCCGCCATGCCGTGGCGTTTTGGTTTGGGACAAACGCCAACCTTGGCCTAATTTCTCGGCGGCTGAATTGGCTTGGACAACATTCAACAAGCCATGCTCCATGTTTCGCCTGTCGTCCTCTTTAGCGGACAAAGGTGAGAACAACCCGCACCCTACGGTCAAACCACTTGAATTGATGAAGTGGTGCATCGGTCATTTGCCCGACAATGCAAATACTATCCTCGACCCCTTCATGGGCAGCGGAACAACCGGCGTTGCTGCTGTTCAAATGGGCCGCGACTTCATCGGCATAGAGCGCGAGGCCAAGTATTTCGACATCGCCTGCAAGCGCATCGAGGACGCCCAGCGTCAAAGTGATTTATTTATTGCACCCCACACCGTAACGCTATAAGGTGCCACGAATGAAGCACGAAAAGCATATGGACAAGACCGACAAGGCCGAATTGACCATAGCGCGCCGTATGATTGACGAAGGGCGGGCCATCCGCAAACGGATCATTCAGCGCGTTAGGACGCGGGCTTACAGAGCGAAGGATAGGAATGATGGAAAGTAATGAGCGCAAGGGGCACACGCCGGGGCCTTGGCACGTCGTATATTACGACGCTGGCGACTGTGATTATTATGATCACAATGGGCCTTGCCCAAGCGTCCAAGCGCCAGACGAACAGGACTGCGCGATTGTTCATTGGGACGGCTTCAAGCAAAAGTATTGGTCGTCTGCAAATGGTAATCAGCGGCAGATTGAAGCAAACGCCCGCCTGATCGCAGCGGCTCCCGAACTGCTGGACAACCTCCAAAACCTCGCTGCAATTCTCGACGGCGACAGCCGGTGCTATGTCGTCCAGGCGCTCGCATTTGCCCGCGCAGCCATCACCAAGGCGGAGGGTTGAGCATAATGATCGCCTTGCTCGACAATGGCCAAGACCTAGCCAACTGTGAGCGCGAAATCGGAGTGCCGGTCGGTCAACTTCTGACACCCTTGACACGCTACCGCTTGCGAGATGCATCACGCCCATGGGCCATTGATAACGGCGGCTTCAAACAGCTCGACATTCCCGGCCTCAAATCGCTCTTGAAGCGCGAGGAACACCATCGGGAGAATTGCTTGTTCGTTGCGTCCCCCGATATTGTTGGGTCCGCCCAGCGGACGCTTGAGTTATTCGACCTGTTTGCGCCGATCCTCGCAGGATGGAACGCTGCACTGGTATGTCAAGACGGGCAGGAGAGCCTTCCGATCCCATGGCAGCAGATTGCTGCTGTGTTCATCGGCGGCTCAACTAACTGGAAATGCTCAGGCCATGTTGAGGCGATCATTAAAACCGCCAAGCTATTCGGCAAGTGGGTCCACGTTGGGCGGGTCAATCATCCCGACAGGTTCGCGCACTTTGAACGCCTTGGCGCTGATAGCTGCGATGGCACCGGCCTTGCCCGATATTCTCACATGCGGGAGGCCGTGGCGAAACGCGGCCAGATCGCAACCCTTTTTGATGGAGAGGCAGCATGACGACACGAGCAACAACCGGCGGTTTCGAGGACAGATTTTGCGTCACCCGCCGCGACGGGAAGCCCATCCGTGAAGGCGCGCGCTATATCGTTCTGGACTATTCTGGTGCTGATCCACACGCAATAGTTGCGTTGGCCGCCTATGCTAACAGTATCTTCGGTGAAAATCCGCAAATGTCGGACGACCTTATCGAAGCCATCGCCAACCCAAGCGCATGGCCCGCCCAGCATGACTGAAGTTCTAACTGGAGCCGGGGCAATCCTCCAAGTGGCGCATAACGGGCCTGATGGACGCCTGCACGGCCACACCTACGAGGTTATCGGATGGTGGGATGGCGAACCTTGCGCCGTCGAAATGCAGAAGCGTTTGCAGTCGTGGATCGACAAGTTCGACCACCAATCCCTGCCACCCCGCATGAGCCGCGCGGAGGATATTGGCCGTCAATGCCTCATGGCGCTGGGTTGCACCGCCGTCGATGTGAACCGTCCGCTTGAGCGCTTGTTTGCGCGCGTGACCACAGGAGCAAGCCATGACTGACACCGAACAGCCGTCGCAGTGGGCGGTGGAACTAGTTAAAGAGGCGACATTTAGCCGCGCTGGTTTCGCTCTCACCATCCAACGCGCCTTTGCAGAACGCGAGGCTGAACTGGTGGGGGCTTTGCGTAGGATTGAAAACGAGCCTCGATTCTCCCGCTATGACGCGGCGCAAGTGCTGGCCGATATGCAGGACATCGCCACCGCCGCCCTCAAATCACGCGAGGCTGGTCATGGATAAGTGCGAGACTTGCCGGTTCGCCTACGACAAGCATGGCCGAGAGATAAAGGTCGGTGACGTGCTGAAGGTGTTTCACTTCATCGGGCAGCGCCAGAAGCGGCACTACATGTATAAGCACGTGGTCGGCACAAGGCCCGCAAACGATGATCGCGAGTTCCTCATTATATCACACCTAAACCTGAAGCCACTGGACGGCAGAGACGCTGGCTATTGGATATTTCAGGAAGGCCAGATCGAGCGCGACACCGAAATTGTGCAGAGCGCTGGCGACTGTTTCGAAGACCGCCCGCGTCTCCCCCACACCCCAAAGGACCGGCCATGACCAGTGACCTAATCGCCCGCATCGAAGCAGCGCAGGCGAGGGATACGTCCGTCACCCCAGAAAACGTCCACCCATCACACGATGTTCGCGAGGAAGGAATATATATTTCAGACCCTTGCTGTCAATTGTGCAGAGTGTCGGCTGTAGGTGATGACAGGGCGCGGCTATTGACCGAGTGCCAGCCTGATCGCCCGCGTCGTATTCGGTCTATCAGCGCGGCTATGGTCTTGCTTGTCGATGAGCGTATCCGGCAAATCGAAGTTGAAGGCTGGACGCCAGAACACGATGACGAGCATGGTAACGGCGAACTTGCGCGAGCGGCGGCCTGTTACGCAGTGGGCGAGATGATAGCGGACGAGGCAACTGGCGGAACGGTTTGGCCTTGGTCTGACGATTGGTGGAAGCCGACATGGCCGACAGATCGCCGCCGTGAATTGGTGAAGGCCGGTGCCTTGATCGTTGCTGAAATTGAGCGGCTTGATCGCGCCGCCTCACTCAAAGCAAAGGACGCAAGCGGTGACTGATGTAGTCAACCTGTTTCGATCCGCACCTGAGCCAAGTTTCTTGTGCAACTTCTCCCTTTACCGCCGCCTCGACGGGGCCATTGCCGCAAGGCTCATAGAAATGGACGGGGGCCTTATCGAGACGACAGGTCACGACATAGCGTCGCGAATGAAGATCATTGCCGAATGGGTCAAGCAAGGGGCGGCAGATATTCAGAGCCAAGCGCAGACATTTGAGGACGCAAGCGATGACTGATAAGCTGGTTACTGAGTTACTATGGCACGTTGAGCAAGTGTTCGGGCCTATCAGCACCGAAGTTTGTGAAAATCCCGGAGACGATGATCGGAGTATTCTGGAACACAACTTCCGCATCCTACTCACCCGCGCAGCCGACGCACTTGAGCCGAGCGGGGATGTGGTGGAGCGATACCGTCATGTGAAGCGCGGCACGATTTACGAAGTTGTCGGCAGGGCTGAGTTGCAAATGAGTTTCGACAGTCTGGTAGATGGCAGCGAAATGGTCGTTTACCGTGGCGACGATGGCAAGATGTGGGTGCGCGAGGAAAGCGAGTTTCACGATGGCCGATTTCAAGCCCTAGGAGCCAGCCATGCAGAGTGACAAGATTGAGTTCCACATGGGGGGCGCCGTCATCGCGTGGGCTGATAGCAGCCATGCGCCTGATCGCGGGGATAAAGTGAATATCAGAAAACACACCTACAAAGTTCTAGGACGAACATACACGCTAGACTACGCCGACGATGCTCGACAACGTTCAGTTGTCTGTGTTCTTAATCTTGAGGTGTGCGATGCAAACGCAGAGTGACTACAGCGAGTTGGTGAGGCGACTGTGGCGTTGGTCATCATTCGGATATGGCGTCGAGGCGTCCTCCACCATGCGTAACGCAGCCCCCGCCATCACTACCCTGCAAGCCGAACTAGCCGAGGCGCGCCAAGCGAACGCCGCATCGGTTGACGATCATAAAAGCCAATCCGTGATCGACAATACTGCTTATGTTTCACAGACGATCGACAAACCCCGCTACAAGCTAGGCGATTTCGTCCAAAAGAAGCGCGGCTCCTCATGGCGCGGCGTTGTGGTGGGCGATTATTCCACCGACCAGACGGAAGAAGGCTATTCCGTCGTGAGCCTGCATGAGCCGGGGAGTGTGCAGGTTTGGCCGTTGGCTGCGCTGGAAGATTGGGACGGCGTGACGGATGCCGACAAGGCTTGGAACGAGGCGATTGAGGCTGCTGTGAGGGTGGCGCGGAATTTTAGCCAGCCAATGTTTTGCACATCCCCCGGCGATGCCATCGCCCAATCCATCCGAGCCATGAAGAAGGAAGCGTAACATGCTGTGGTTTTTGGTCTTTTGTTATGCAGGTAGCTGCAACATTCCGGTTGAGATGCCGTCGAAAAGCGCCTGTATCATGGTGGGCAGGCAGCAAGCACATCTTGCCGATCACCAATCAGCACGATTCCGCTGTGTCGGTGTGAAGAAGGAAGCGCCATGACTGAATGTGCCGGTGTATTTTTCGTTTACGCCATCTTGGCGATCATTGCCGGAGCAAAAACAGCTTGGGACGTAAGAAGTATCAAAAGGCTTATTTCCGCCTGCGATGAAATACGCAGCCGCAGACGCATGATTATCCTTGCTGAAATATCATTCACGCTTGCTGGATGTAAAGCCATCCGAGCCATGAAGAAGCCTTAACCCCACCATGCGCATCGGTGGGCGGCATGGCTTCGGTTGTGCTGCCCTTTGACGTTATGGGGATTCACATGGCTGTATTGGCGTGATATGCCGAAATTGCTGCGGCGGTGCTGATGGAAGCACAGTCGGAATGGGGAACTCTCCCGTGGTAGACGTTTCGCCCTCTGGTTTAAGGCGTTACCAACCAAGTGGCCCCGGCTGTCAGGTTCGCAACCTGCGGCCAAAAGCACGGGAGCCGGTATCAAGCCCGGCCCGCAGCAACAAATTCCCGCTCTACATGGGCCACGCTGTGCGCACAGTGCCATGTATCGGGCTTGAAGCCCGGGTGATGGGTGAGGCTTCATCTCACCTGTCCCCGGCACCTCAATCAAACACCCCACCCACAGTTTTCCGCGCATCTGCCCGCGTAAGGGGCGCTGGATCAAATGGCGGTCAAATGCCTAAAGCCCAAGACCCAAGCTCAAACCCAGCCCACGGATGAACCCGGCAATCCCGGTCGGCGCATCACCGATCAATCGCCCGCGCACATTTACGAACCCCGTCCCGCCGCTGGACGTATTGGTGCCGATCAGCTTGCCAATGGCGAGGAACGACGCGGCAATAACGGCGATGATGGCAGCAATCCGCACTGCGACGGTCAACCCGGACACATTGACCTGCGCCGCCGTGACCGAATGAGCCAGCGCTGTATTCACCACGCAACCGGTGGCCTGCACTACGCCGACGGTTACAGTCGATGTTGTGTTCGATGGTGCTCCAGCTTCGCCGGACTGCCAGTTGTCAACGTCGTTGGCTGTACTACTCGAACCGCCGCGCGAGAGCATGGCGACGGAGCCGGATGCGATGTTGGCGTCCGTCACGGATATGACAGCCGCGCCCTTGAAATAGACCTTGATCGCGGTGCCGATGGCTTCAAGGCGTACAGGATTGGTTGCAAGGTCGGCAGGTGTGGGGACCGTGTAGGAACCAATACTGGTCAACCCACCGGCGGCAGATCGCCTGAAAAGCTGTAGTGGTCCATTATAGCGCAGGACGTAGCCCGCGCCCAACGAATTGGTCGTATCGCAACGCACCCCCAGCGGGAAGCCGATCTGCGCTACCGTTGGCAGGATGGCTTCGCAGTATTGATCCGCGCTGGATGGTTGGCTTGTGGGCGCGTGCCATGTCCCGCTTGCAGCCGCAGTACCGCCTGTCAGCGAAAACCCGGAGCCACCTGAAACCAGCGTTGCCTCGTCGGCACCAGCAGGCCGCGACCAACCCGTCCGCGTGCGGAGAGTGGTCGCCGGGGTGCCGTCCAAGCCATCGGTGAACACCGCCACAGGTTACGGCCTACCGAAGTTGAGCACGCCCGTCGTCGCGCTGCCGTCAAGCGTAAGAGACCCAGCCACGTTGCCGAAGTCCGCCGCTTCCGTCATGCACATGATAACCGGCGAGGTCGAAGGCGTGCCCGTGTCCTTGTACCAGATATAGGACCGGCCATTTGCAAAGCCCGCCGCGTTCTGCGCCCACGCAATATCGTTGTGGACCCATTCCACCACCGCGCCGTCAAGGGCCAGCGTGACGCCGCTGATAGCCGTCCCGCCTGCCGTATATCCGGTGCCGCTCACTTCGTTGGCGCTGGCGTCGTTGATGAAGTCGTGCGCGTCCGAAAAGGTGTAGGCGCTGGTCACGATCATTACCTTGATCGTATCCGTATCGAGGTCGATGGCGTTGCCGTTGTTCTGCTTGAGCATGAACTGCGCATAGGCGAGAGGCGTACCCATTAGTTCAGTCCTTCCTGTGCTGCCTTGATCGCCAGCCAATACCGCAGGTTGCGTTCAAGATCGGCGCGCTTCTTGCTGTTTTCGCACTGTTCAAGCGCGCGGGTGAAGCGGGTGATATGGAAGTCCACCTTTTCGCCTTCCGTGCGCACCGGGACAATCGGCAGGGGCGTCGGTTCGCGGAACCACTTGAGAAAATCCATTACTTGCGCTCCTCGTTCGGATCGATGGCCGAGACAGATAGAAATAGACCAGCCATTACAGAACCTCGTCAGCTTTGGATGCAAGACCGCCAGTTCGCTTGTCCAGTTCACGGACGACAACGCAGTCCACCTTGTCGGCGATCACTTCGGCAGCGACCTTGCCAACGACCTTGCTTGCCATTTTGCGAATTAAGCCTTTAAACATTGTCGTCCTTTCGGGTTGGCGTCGAATTGGCTAGGTGCGTTGCCATATCGTTCATTACTTGCGATTGGCCGATGTTGCCGATGCGGTTTAAGCAAAGTGGAATTACGCCCATAAGAGCGCCAAATGCCTCACCCATGCGGTCAAGATGGATCATATATGCTGCAACACCTAAGCAAGCGAGTGCAACCGTCCAGAGCGCGATAAGTTCAAAGATGCGATAAGATTTCATGCCATCGCCTCCGCAAGCTTCTCATGGTAGTCAAAGCGTTCGTATGCCGGGCCGTTGTACCCCTTGGCGAACGCGCGGCAGTCGTCTGGATTTGCCGAAAGCGCTTGCAACTCCTCGCGAAGACCGAACGCCTCGATATAACGCACAAGCATTTCGTAATGGTCGGCCTCGCTCTGCACTGTCGTCCAAGCCATCGCGTAGGCGGACGGATAGCCTAGCTTTGCCCAGTGCCCGCCCATGACCTGAAACTTGCCCCATGAGGCCGAGGAGAACGCCGCGTCGGGATCGTGCGCACAAGCGGATTCCAGTTTGCGCCAACTGCTTTCGCCGTAACCACCTGGCGATGGATTGCTGAATGGTGCGACCGACCACTTGCCACCAGTCAGCCGGTGAAACCAATGGCGTTCAAAGAGGATCTTCGGCTTGCCAGTTTTATCGAACCCACCGCCTGCGCTTTCGACTTTGGCCACCGCGTTAAGCTGCTTGATCTTGCATCCGAGACGCGCGGCATAGGCGGCAATATCTTCTGGCGAGACGGCAGGCGCCGCAAGGTTGGTGAAGTGCGCCAGAAGGGCTGCACTCGACTTCGGCCCCCACTTCCCGTCCGGAGTGGTGCCGATGCGCGATTGCAGGCCGGAGATGTTCAAACCGTTTTCCTTCCGAACCAGTCAAGGGCTTCCAGCTTGCCCGCAGCGGCCCGCACAGCATAGATAACGCCAAGGGTGGCAGTAGCTGCAAGGCCAGCGCAAACGCCATCTTCCATGCCCGTCAGACGATGGATAGTCCCGTATCCGATCATACCACCCATAAACGTCGTTCCTGCGCCTACGGTCAATCTAACCCATCCTAGCGTTTTGGTGAAATACAAATAGCCGCCGGTTGCTGTCGCTGCCCCACCTACTACTTGCGCCGCGTCTTTCGTGACAGCGTAGAAGTCCGATCCCCCGTCCACTTAGACCGCCACACTGCGCACAATACGCGCGCTCCGAGGAAAATGGCCAGACAGCCAACTATCAACGCGTCGGCCCAAGTCATCAGCCATGCCCCCACCGATAAGCAGTTGCACAGCCGCAGCACTATTCACGCCCGTGGCATAGGTAGCATAATCCATATGTGGAATAACCGTATATGAAACGGCCCAGCATATGAGAATAAGCGACACAAGACCCACCAATCTATCGCGCTTACGGTCGCGCCATACTGCAATTGCAAAGATGCAACACAGGTCAATGAGCATAAACGCAATGATACGACCAGCACCACCTAGATACGCTCCTGATAGCCATGTGCCTGCCATTGCAGCCGCAAGGATGAACAGGACCGGCCTAGGTCCAGCCAGCACAAACCCGGCGATTAAAAGCGCCAGATGCGCGGAGTAAACGAACGTAGTCATCACTTGCCACCATCGTCCTTTGGTGCCGAAGCTGCCGCCATGACGTTTTCGTCAACGCCGCTCGTAGGTCCATGCTCGCACAGGACAGCGGAAAGAAGCGGGCACAGTTCCGTCTCGATCTCTGCCAACCGTGCGACGTGCTTTGCCTGCCTGCGACGAAGTGATTCGATCCGTGCGATAGTTGCGTTGATGTTCATCGGTTGTGCTCCTGGTTGCGCTGCGTTGCCGTCGGCCATCATACTGCCGCCACACAGATCAGGTTGCCGATGACAATGCCTGCCGTCGTCGCCGTCGCGTTCTTGTTCAGCGTAAGTGTCGTGCCGGAAATGCCGGTAATGCGCGTGTTTGCCGCGATGCCCGGCGATGCCGAACCGATGAAATCGCCCACCTTGAAAGCCGTCGTCGCCAGCGTGACATTCGTGATCGTGTTCGTGCCCGACGATATATCGCCAGTGATCGCGCCATTGTTCACAAACTGCGCGTTGACGATGGCGATGCGGAACCCGGCTGCGTTATAGAAGCCCGCCGTCGTGTCGTAATAGGCCTCGCCAAACTGCGCCACGCTGGTGATCGTGTTGCCGGCAATGTTCGTGATGAACAGCGGCAAGCTGCTGTCGCCATAGAACAGCATATCCCCCGGCGCGTAGGCAGTCGGCGTCGCCGTGTCGAAAGTGAACACGTTTGCGGTCCATGACTTGTTCGTCACGTTTTCGTTGGTAAGCGCATACGAGCTGACGTTCTTGAGATTGTAGAGCTTGCCGTCGCGGTCCAGCAGCGTGACAGCCGAATAATTCACAACCTCCTGACGCACCGGCAGCGTCGTGCTGTTCCATCGCAGGGTTTCCCCGCAGGACCGCGAACTGTCGAGGAAGTCCCCGGCAATTGCTGCATCGCCCTCCCACATGTCGAAACGGCAGTTGACGAACTGCGGGCGGGGGGCGGAAAGGTTCTTGAACTCGCCCACGTACCAGCGCTTGAAAGGTCGAGGGCTGGGGGCGCCTGTGTTGATGTAACTGACGAACGAGCAGCTTTCAAAGCGCGGCGGAACAATGGTCGAAGCTGAACCGCTTATGCCGTATAGCGTGGCCCATGGTGTATGCGGGAAGAACGCACATGACCGGGCCACAAAGCCACCGCCCACAGGGAAAAACTGCGGATCTTTAGCGTTATAGGCAGTATCGCTTTCCTCTTTGAAATAACAATTCGTGAACGTCATGCCCGGAGCCATCGCGGTGTTGATCAGGTCAACATTGCCGATGCGGTTAATCGTTTCCGAATAAAGACTGTCACAACTGGAAGCGTTGTATTCAATCTTTATATTGAAAATGCGGTAACAAGAACCAACCAATCCGCCCTTGATGTGGCCAATATCTCCACCTTGTGCGCCGAAAGTCTTGTTATCCCATACCGTATGGCAACCACTCAGAACGCAGTCGTTATACTGTACGTCACGGTTCTGCGTCCCGCAAATGGCGAAGTTATAGGCGTTTGCACCAATACGGCAATTGTTGAAGCGTAGGCTATCGCCAAGAAACCCTTGGCTATTGATGCTCACGCCTACACCAACAGTCCAGCCATAGGATGCGACGTTGGTAAAATCCACGTTGGACGACTGCACCCGGCCATAAGCAATGCCGGTAGAGTATGGCGTACCCGGTGCGGTGCCGGAATAAGGATCGATGCCGATGCCGCAGGACGCGTTGTATTGCCCGCTGGTATGTCCGGTTGGAACCCAACTTGCCACCGTCGAAGGGCGTGTTGACAGGCTTAGGTCGTAGTTCTGCTGATAGCCCGAGCCAAGCACTGTAAAATCGGAGAAGCGCGAACCGACGCAGCCCTGCACCACGATTGCAGGACGGTTTACAATCGCCGTCGCGTCAATCATCGTGCCGGCGGTAGTGTTGGTGTTGTCGCCACGAGTGACGGGATAAACACGGATGCCCGAGCCACGCACAAAGAATGTCGTGCGTCGATCTGCCTGCGTCTTGGAACCGAAGAACAGGCTGTCCGTGATTTTGTATGTGCCCGCCGGGAGTATCAGTTCAGGCGTGTTGGTGGCCGTGTTGCAATAGTCGATTGCCGCCTGAATTGCCGCCGTGACGTCGACCAGTTTGGTATTGGCCTGAACGTCATTGATTTGCGCGCCAGTCATGAAGTCGAACACGCTGACAACATCGCGCATTTTGGATTGCGCAGTGCGTGCGACAGCCCCGGTTCCAGCTTGAATAAAGCCGACGAGGGATGAACCGCCACTTGCTGCGAGTGTTGCAGCACTCAATGGGCCTGCGGCGGAAAGGTCGTTCGTGACAACGCGCTGGTTGCTATCCATCACCGTCAATGACACAGTATTTGCTGATGCGTAAATCCCGGACTTGGCCCCCTGATACGCCGGATAGCCGTCAACCGTGCGGATAGGCTGCGCCCAAGGCAGTGTTAACCCCTCGTCGCGATACACCACAACAGGATTAGTCCGCGCGTCCATATTGGCCGTGCCGATATAGATATAACCGCCGGTACCAGCTTCTGGCAGGTATGGGAATGGATTGATGATTTCGGTCATTGGGCGTCCTTAATCCAAGAGCCGCTTAACTTCTTTACGAAGTTCGCGATTTTGCATGGCGTTTTTGAATGAGCCAATAAGCTTGGCGGCAGGGATTGGCACGCCGCTAACCCCAAAGGTCGCCGCAGTGTCCAACGCATTTAGGATAGCGCTGGACGTTCCAGAAGTGTTGATACTTCCCGGCGGTGCAGTCACAACGTCCTTTGCGACATCGTTGATCGTGCGCAACAAGTCAGCCGTCTTGCGGCCTAGTACGTAATCGAGCTTGCCGGATGCATCCAGTTCCGTGACTACGCGATTAAGCGCGGCTGCGGAAATAACAGGCTTTCCGGATTCGTCCCGAGTTATGCCCTTATATGCCTGATCGCGGATGTGCTCCAAGGTCGCGCCTTGCAGTTCCTTCCACGCACGTTCGCCGCGTGTACTAGCTTGATCCAAGACGTTCTTGAGTGACTTAATGTCATCCAATGCGGTGCCACGACTATAGATTGCCTGTTCCGCCACCTTCTCCAAGGCGACTTGCCGGTCAACAGTTCCGGGCTTTGTGCCCATAAGCTTTTTGACCAGTCCGGCATTCTCGAACGTATTGGCGTATTTGATGCGAGACGCCCTCGCCTGCTGGTAGAGATCACCTCCCTTCCCTTCAGTGGCCGTATCAATCAGGCCCTTCAATTCAGCACCGAACGTGGCGTCTGGCGTTCCCGGCTGCGCAACCTTGTTGATAAGCTTGCGGACACTTTCAAGCGCATTGATCGGGATTTGCCCCGTGCCTTCTGGATCATTCTTGCGAAGCTGGTTCGCCACGGCGTCCAGTACGGGCGCAAGCTTCTCGCGCGTCGTTACGTCCTGTTCGTCGATGAAAGCCTTGATGTTGCTATATGGGATAGGCTCCTGCATCTCACCGGCTTTTTCAGCGCGCTTATAGAGGATGCGAGTACGTGTCTTGCCTACGTCGGCAAGCTTCTTGAGCGCCGTATCTACTACAACACCCTTGTCGCGTGCGTTCTCCCATACCTCGCTGCCGGTTTCGTCAATGAACTTGTCAAAGTTTTGGCGCAGCGCCTCTTGCTGTTCGGACAGACGCTGCCGGATCGGCCCGCCAATCTCATTGTTCTTGGCAAGCTCACGCGCGCGCTGTTGTTCGGTAAACAGGCGTGAGCGCTGAAAGCGTGCCAGTTCGATAGGCACAGGAAGTTCTGCCGCACGTTGTGCGCGGATGGTTTCTTCCGAAGTTCCCGCAGCACCTGCATCCGTCCCGCGCGTAGTGGTGGGGGTGAATGGCTCCTCTGCTCCCATTGCAGGAGCGCCCGTTACAGGAGCGCCGTCAGGAGCGCCACCCGTAGGAGGCACAACTTCCCCACCTTCGCGGCCAAGCATGCGCCCGATAGCGCCTCCTACAGCAGGTGCAGCGCGACGAACGCCAGCGCCGACAGCCTGCCCGCCAAGTGAGCCGACAGCGCCCAATGCCGCGCCTGTTCCGAAGCCCTCGCCAGTGTTTGCGCCGTAGATGCCGCCATAGGCAACATCGGTCGCAAGCTCGCGTCCTGCCGCCCCAGCAAGGCCACCGCCCGCAAGCCGTCCTGCAAGGTTCGGTGCAACCGCCCCAAGTGCAGCGCCTGCGCCCTTAGCTAGGCCAGCGGTGCCCAACGCGGAGCCGATAACCTCGCCGGTCAATGCAGCCTTTGGATTAAGCGCTTCAAGGCCCTGCACCTGATCGCCAGCGAACTGCGATAGCGCACCCATACCAACGGCATTGACAGCACCCGTAAGCGCCGTTCCCGCAGGCGTCATAAGCGCCTCACCCGCCGCTTGTGCGATAGGCGAACGTCGGCCCGACTGTTGCGGGTTGAACGTGACAGACTGTCCCTTGCTGCGGGCTTCCACGGCTTGCTGGAACGCGGCCAAGTCTTCTGGCTGGACCTGCCCGCCTGCGCCTTGTGCAGCCGCGACTAGCTCCTGTACCCCGCCGCCTTGCGCAATGACTTGATTGACAGCATCGGCAATAGCATTGTCAGTCTCAGTCGAAAACTGTTCGCCGCCTGAGATTGCAAGGGTTTGGTCGGCGGTCTGGTCAATGCCCTTTTCTTTCCAAGCCTTTTCGACCTTGAGCAAATAAGGATCATCAATGCGCGATCCAAGCACTAGCTTTGGATCAATGCCATAGCTTCCCGCCAAGCCTTCGTAATCCGTGCGGACGCGATCATATGACTGGCGGTAATTATCCGTCAGGTTCTTCATTTCCGTAAGAACGCGGTTGCGCACTTCAGGTCGGATCAAGCCGGACTCGTCAATACCCAATTCTTTTTGCAGGCGCGCAACCTGCTTTCCGATAGCGCTATCGCCAGCCTGGACGATATTGAATTCAGCTTCTCGCACCACAGATGCAGGATCAAGCATCTTGGCATATGCGGTAATAAGCGCCTGGTCGCCAGTTGGGTTTGTCTTCGCGCCAAGAGCCGACGAAAATTGCCGCATGACCACTTCGTAATTCTTGGCCTCTTCGGACTTGCGGAATTCATCGCGCAAGTTCTTGGCGTTATCAAATTGCTCTTTGCGCCCCGAACGCTCTTCGCTCGATACGTCAATGCCGACTTTGGTTTGATCAATAGCTGTCGGACCTTTTGGTTGAATAACCACGCCCTGCCCCGTTGCCGGAGTGGACTGGTACTCATCCCAAGGCATTGCTTCTTGTGCCATAATCAGCCCTTAGGTTCCATATGGACGTGATCGCCCTCGTTAATTACGTCCATGCCGGGGTTAAGCCGACGAAGCTGCGCAGCGTATGCGCTCATTGACATCCCCGGAGGCGGCACACTGTCACGCGCGCGGCCTGTAAGGTGATAGCTGTTTGCAACGCCCTTGACTGCCGCGTTCGTGGATGGGCTGCGCAATGTGGAAGTGACGCGCTCACCGGGGATTCCCTTCGGAGCGAAAGCCGCCGGTAGGAGAAACCCCACCGACCTCCTTTACCCAGTTGTTCTTGTTGGCAGGATCGCCACCATTGAAGCGGAACCCATTGCGGACCTCGCCAACCTTAGGAAGTGCCTTGGCTTGTGGCGCTGGCGCACCCTGCCCGAACATGCGGTAATATTCCGACTGCTTGCCGACAAACTGTCCGCCGCTTGGCGTTGGCATTTGCACGATGGGATCGACCTTCAATCCAACGTACTCGCTGGCTTTGGCCTTGCCTTCCGCACTGTTGGGATTAATGCCAGCCGCAACAAGATCCTTTTGGAAGCCGGTCATATCGGCCTGCCCAAAAATCGTCTTGTACAATTCAGGGTCAGCCGCTGCAATTTTCATGCCGAACAACTGCTTGCCAAGCTGCGGGTCTGCCTTGATCGTCTTGGCGACGGCTTCGGTTGCAGCCGCCTCCTGTTCGCGCCCCGGCGTGTTCTTGAGTGCGGTAATGCGTGATTGCAGCAACTCATCAACCGCGTCGGTCCTGCCGTTGGTTAGCAGGATCATGGCGCGCGATGAAAAGTCCAGATCATCAGCCTTCGCAGCATCGGTCAATGGCTTGCGTGCCGTCTCGAACTGCTCTTTGTATTCAGGATAGGCCATGTAGAACTGCGACACATTCTCAGGCGTCGGGTTGTCATAGACCATCTGCATGGCCTGCTTGGCTTGCTGCTGCTTCTGCTTCTTTAGCAATGCCTGCTGTTGTGCTGCACGCTGCGCGGCAATCTGCTGCCCGAACGCATAGGCATTCTGGAAAGCTGCCTGCGGATTAGGCAGGGTATAATCATATGGTTCGCCAGCCATTAGAACTTCACCATTCCGGGAGTGCCTGCGCCGAGACTTGCATTCGTGCTGGCCATAATGCCGCTGGCAGAAGGCAACCCGCTACCACCCAAGCCTCCAAAGCCGCCACCTGCTGCAAAGCCGCCAATCTGGCCGAGTGTGTTGGTGATTGCATTGGCCTGCCCCAGATAACCGCCCGCCTGCGCCTGTCCTGCTTGCGTGTATGCGTTGCCGATGTTAGTGGCTGCATTCATGCCCGCCGAACCTACGCCCGCCGCAGAGTTCTGCCCTAGCGTGCTAACCGATCCGAGGTTCTGGAATTGCTGCTGGATTTGCTGGTTAAGCAATGCAGGACGGAACTGCGCCAATGCGCCTTGCACGTTTCCGCCACGAAGCCCGCCGGTTGCGCTGGCATTCTGCATGATGCCCATTTCACCTTGCCGAGCGAGAGCCTGGAACATTGGCGACTGCTCGAACTGCGAGATGGCCTGCTGCTGCGCATTGTCCTGCGGCATCTGTCGGCCTTCGGATTGGCCATAGTTCTGATAGTGCCATTGCGCGTACTCTTCTGGCGTCTTGAATGCACCGGCTGCGACAGCCTGTTGTGCACCCTGCGCAACGTCGGGATTGCTGGTCAGGTAGTTACCCCAGCGCGCAGCCTGCCCGCCTAGGCCTAGCAGGTTCATCTGTTCTTGCAGCGCTGGCGTACCTGCCGAAACATACGGCTGTAACAGCGCCTGCATTTCTTCGCGGGCTGCGCGCTGTTCGGCTGCGCTAAGTTCTGCCGCCTGCGTCTGGGCTGATGCGGCCTTGCTTGATGCACTGGACGCGACAACGCCACCAATTACGGCACTACCGACGACTGCTGCTGCTACTGCGGACATTTAATTGCCTCCCATCGGGAGTGTTTCCCGATAGTCAATGGTGATTTCCTCGCCAATCATGCCGCCTTGATTGCCTGCGATATTACGCATGGCATACAGATAGAAGTCGCCGTTAGGCGCTTGCACCATCATGGCATTAGGCGTCTTGGAATGATTGGTATAGCGGCCCGCTGGCGTGCGTAGGCCTGATAGCCGTGCAGGCGCGATAGGCTCAAGGCGTGCGATATTGCCAGTTGCGAAAAGACCACGCCCCTCGATCATGGAAGGCGCGACCATGACCTTGTATTCACCATATGGGAAAGGCATCTGGTCGCCCTCGAACTCCGAGATCGCGCGCACTTCGTCAGGCGTAAACCCGGCGTCAGTGATGGCGTCCAGAAAGTCCTTCACATCTTCGCTGTGATCCTTGATCAACAACGGCAGCGATTGGAACGTCTCGCTAGGCTCAAACAGTTCGGCCTCAAGTTCAGCAACATCGGTCAATGTCGTGGCATAGATATTCTGCCACACCATATCTTCATGGACATACGCCATTTTGCGACCAGCTGGAGCGACAAACGTCGTCGGCCCCGTCATTTCAACCTGCGAGCCATCTTCAAGAAACACCGATACACGCCCGGACAAAAGCGCGTTCATGTGTTCATGTTTGTGGGCGTGACCGATGATATAGGAGCCAGCATTGACCGCCAGTTCGCGAATATAGATGCCCGGTCCGAAGCGATGCGTAACAGAGCATTCCGATTGCACCTCACCAAGAAACGCGCCCTCAAGCCGTTCTATGTCGGCTGAGGCGTATGCTTTGGAAAGATGGATTTCGCGCATTCCATACCTTTAAATGGAACGGGCCACCGGCAGCCCTATTGCGCGGTATCGGCACACTAGCACAATGATTGCGCGTGTATCAAGTAACTTCGCGCCCGCTGATACGGATGGCGAGCGCAGATGCCGTGCCCGCCACCGTCGAGATAAAGCCGCCTGGTTCTACTACATGGCCCGTCAGTTCCGGGCACGTATAGCACTCACCCGCCGCAATGGCGCGCGCGTTAAGCACCCTGTTAGACGTTGCAGGCGATTGCCCTGACGGCACGATATGCACCGTATAGATTGCGCTGTTCGCCGTGATATTGGTCACGGTCGCCTTATCGATGATTGCCCGCGTGCCCGTTGGCGCAATGTATTGCGTTGTGTCTGCATTCTCAGCGAGCTTGGCATTCACGAGGGGTTTAACGGATACGGTCATAAATGCCTCATTGCTGTACTTGAGTGACGGATACGCGGGCTGTCGGCGATGACGGCGAGAATGCGGTAGCCGCAACGTTGGTAGGATTAAGGCCTACGTCATCCACGGCCCACATAATTTCTATGTAATCGCCAGCCTCGAGCGTGAAGAACTCAGATGCGCTCAAGGTGCGATATCCGCCATTCTGGGCAAGCGTAGAAATGACAGAACTGCGCGTGTAGTCGGTCGTTCCATTCAGCCTGTACCAAAGCCACGCGCTTTTCAGGTTGGCGTTGGTGGCAGAGAATTGCACTCTCGTGATGAACTGGTACAACCCAGCCCGTTCCATGACAATCCGGCTTGTCGAAGCAATGGATACGCCAAGGGCGATTTCAGTATTCGGCAACGCCATCGCATAAGCGGTGTTTGCCGCCGCAGGGACAATCGTTGTGGTGTTCGTGAACTCGCCGTAGTTCTTTTGCTGCTCGATCACGGGTCGGACGTTAATCACGCCTTCGGTCGCATCGGACACAAGCACGGCTGCGATAGGGATAACGTTATCAGGCGCGGTCGGCTTCACATTGGTCAATGCGCCTGCCGTAGTCGGAGAACAATATAGAACATCACCGACCGCCCATGCGCTTGTATCAAGCCCGCGCACCTTGCCGAGGATCGTGCAATAGCCAGTCTCTCCGCTATCCGGCAGGTCGTGCGTCATCACGCCGATAATGTAGAGCGAGTTTTGCGAACCGTCCGCAATGAATGGCGCAGCCTGCACTTCGCCAGCAATGCCAGCGCCCACAAAGCCGACAGCCGAACCGTTGGGGATGGTAACGCCGGTCACGTTCTGGACGCGGGTATACGTCTCAAGACCGACTTGCTGCATCACGTCATAATCAAGGCCCACCTCGATAGTTCTGTCACTATCGTTCCAGTTCATCCGCCCGATGATATTGTTGTGCGGCGGGGTTAGGTGGAAGTCTATGTAGTCCGTGGCGACTGCATTGTCCGCACGGATTGCAGGTGCGTTCGCCACTACATCCAATGCATCCGCAATACGCTGCAACTGCGCCAACGCCTCGTTAGCCTTGTTGTCAGCCGCGCCCACATTGATCGATAGGCTTTGCGCGTCATTGATCGCCGTTTCCTGAAAGGCAAACAGATTCTCGAACTGACGGATAGCCTCCGGATCATTGCCGACAATCTGGGCAATCTGCGAGCGGGAAAGGCGCAGTGTACCTACCATGCCAGCGGTTCCATCATTGCGTCCAGTCGCACGAATGAAGCGTGCGCGTCGCTAGTGCCACGGAATCGCTGAATGCGCCTGTCACGCATCATGCCCTGTTGCAGCCATACAAGGCGCTTCGACGTCTGCCCAATGGTGCCCATGGAAACAGTGCGGTCGAATGACCATGCCAGCCCGTCGATGCTGTAACTTGTCGAGATAACTGGCGTTTCACCCAATGCCACCGAGCCTGTCAACGCGACCAGTTCTAGCCGGTTGAACAACGCGCCTGCGCCACCGTTGTAAACGATAGTCGTGCCAAACTCCCACCGGACTGGTGCGCCATAGTGGCTGGATATGTCCTGCCGCAGATAGCCTATCCGATTGCCCGCAGGATCGGCGCAGAGCCACTTGTTGAACGCATAACAGAAGTGACGCCCACGATATTGGCTAAAGCCGTCCAGTGAGCCTGTCAGGACAGTCCAGACGGGTATCTGCATGGCTGTCGATGAGCCAGCATCATAAACCAGCGTGCGGTCGGGCAAGTGCAGGTAAAGGAATGAATGCGAGCCATCGTTGCGCGCTTCCAGAATACACAAGGCAAGCTGCGCTTCGGTGTATTCCGCAAGGATGGTGTCAATCTCGTGCGTGCTGATCTTCGTCGCGCTGCCATTGTTGCCAATGTAAATGGCGGGCTGCTCATTGAAGCCAGAGCCTAGGAATGCAATGGCTTCCATGTAGACGCAACATGCATCCTTGCCGATGCAACCCTTTTCAATCTGCGCGCCCTCGATCCGCTGGAATGGGAACAGGTCGCCGCCGATATTGTCGAAGAATTCAATCGTATGCCGATTAAGCGCCGCAACCTCATTGCGCAGTTTCAGGATGCCGATAACCGGGTCGGGGTCAGCTTCGGAACTGCCATACTTCAAAGGATTGACCGCAAGTGGATTGCCAAGCTCCGTCACAACCAGAAACTCACCGTCCGTGGTCATGAAATACCCGTCAACCCAAAGCACATCGTTAACGACGCCTAGGTCAGGATCAACATTCTGGCGCAGGCCATCGGTAGGATTGTAAACCCACAATGCCCCGTCGCTTGCAATAGCAAGGTCATCAAAGCCATAATCCAGTGACACTGGCAGGTCATCGGTCCCAACGCTTCCAATCGTCGTGACAACGCCAGCGCCATTGATGCTGCAAAGGTTCGCGCCAAGCACGGCATAAAGCACGCCGTTCCATACGATCATGCCCCGACATGGCGCGCTGGTCGCAGTCCACTCCGACAAGCCGTCAGCGGGTCGCAGGAAACCCTTGCTAATCCCGTTGTCGTTCGGGACCGCGAAGAAATTCACCGGATACGCGGTGCGCAGAGCCGGTGTTGTGTCAGCAAAGACGCCCGAAAGGATCGGGATTTGAACCATCAGTCACCAGTGCCGGGAGTGATAAGAATTGCGCCGTCCGCAGCCGTGGCAATCGTGCGAATGACCTTGCATCCCGCCCCGACGGTCACGCGAACTTGCTGCCCCGGCAAGACAGGGAAGCCCGTCGAAGTCGTCACGGTGTCGCCAGTTGGTACGGTGCCTTCGTCCAGATATGGCGTCACCATGACATGAACACGCGCCGTCGTGCTGGTATTGGTCAGCACCACCTGTTCGCACGACTTCGGCAACACAACAGCGGTAGTCGCTGCGATTGCGTTGGTGACAGAGGTTGTAGCGCCCCAAGCGGGAGCAAAAGGACGATCCATTAGCCTACCTTCCAGATTGATCCGTCACTGAAAACTGGCACAATGTTTGCACCGCCTCCGGTTGCGGTTGCGTTGAATGTCGTGGACGTTGCATCCGTCACCATTGCCCGCGCACCTGCCCCTGCCGTGGCCGCAGAGGGGAGGGACGCAACAGCCACGGCAGAGACTTTGACGAAGCTGCTTGCAGTCAGCGACGTAAACGCGGTTGAAAGGAACGTGACCAGCGTAGTCAACGAAAACTTGCGCCCGTCACCCTGCGCAGCCGAATAGACTGGCACCTGATCGCCCGCAGCGAGGCTATCCAATGCTGAAAGCTGATTGATCGTCGCCATTAATTGAACTCCAACGGGCTGTCAGGACCAACGTTAATCGGGTCGGATGCTTCGGGCGTATACGCCTCGTCATACTGCCAAGGCTTGTTGCCAGCGCCGGACGGCATCTCGGAAAGCTGCATCTCGATAGGCTGGCAGAACGCAAGCAACATCGTATCGTAAGCGCGCTTGGCATTCTGGCGCGTCTCTTGCATGACCTGCTTGCCATACATCG